ACGGGCTGACATACGGCGTGCCGTCGTTGTCCCCGTCAACCTTCCCAATAAGCCCCATCAGCTGCGTGCTCATGTGGTACACCGTGCCGGAAAGAGCAAGCATCGGCCAACAAGAGACCTGAGCCTCGTCGACAATGTTATTGTTGTTCTTCCATTCAGCGACCTTCGAGTAGGAATCGACGGCGTCCGTCGGAACGTCGATAAGGGCAATCGCACGGAAGTGTTCGTTGATATTGACAGCCTTGGCCGCCATCACAGCTGCCACTTCAGGATCGCTCGAATACTTCGGAGCAACGATCTGACCAGGGACAAGGCGGAAGCGCGGGAAGCACTCGCCAACAAGTTCAAGGCCGCTCTTTGCACCGTCGACGGAAACGCCGCCGATGATTTCAGACTTCGTAACAGCAGACGGATCGAGCTTCTCGGCCGCCAAAGTCAGCGACGCGCCAACCGGCACCTTGAAGTTGTCCTCGTCCTTCTTCGAAGTGATGACCAGATGCCCCGCATCATTGAAGGTCGCGACGAAATCCGTACCTTCCTGATAGGTCGTCACGTCCTGAGAAAGCTTGAGAGTCGACAGGATGATGCCGGTCTCAGCAATCGTTGCAGAGCCGGTCTTCGAGTCAAGCGTCA